AAAAAAGCTCTAGAAAAATTAAAATAAAAATAAAAACCCCACCATTTGGTGGGGTTTTTTAACGATTATGCAAATTGAATGTTGTTTACAATGATCTTACCATAATAATCACTTGAATTACCAAGAGACACGTTAGAATCAGTAAAAGTTGCTTTACCATAACGAGTCATCAAAGAGATTGATGGTTGAGTTGTTACAGGATTCATGATAGTACCAGTACTCATCAATGGAATGTAAGGGCAATAAAAGAAACCAGTATCAGTTTCACCATTACCACCTTTGTATCCAACAAGAATATTATCAGTCGTAGGATTCCCAGGTTGTGCTCCATTCCACAAATGGCTGTATACTTTAATTGTACCATTTAATACACCAGCTAAATGAGAGTTATTAGGACCAGAGAATGATCCTTCAATGGCTGGTGAGAAAACAGCTTTAGCAGCTGATTGTAACACAGACAGAACCATAGGACTAACAACGATGAAGTTAGCAGCTCCACGACGAGTTTTACGACCGATTTCATTCGCTACATAATTAATAAGTGGGCCAAGATTAGCATACTTATCACCAAGGAATGTGGGTGTAAGACCAGCTGGTAGAGCAGCATAATCATAAGTTTGAACTGTACCAGCTAAAGCGAACAAATCAGCGATGATTTCATTATCAATTTCTTGAACAATGTCAGCACTCATAGCTTTAGTTAATTCAGTTTCCATATTCATGTTATGTTGATTAGACATATCTTGCATAGCTTCAAGAGTCCAGCTAGCTTGTAATTTACGAGTTTTAGTTTCGACTGTTTGATTGATAACTTCCAAAGAAACTGCACGACCACCAGTCCCCTCAATGTAAGAGCCGGAACCGCCAACATTACAACCAGAAGCTGCATCGAGAGCAGATTCCCAACCATCACCAGTTGCGATACCATTAATATCTACCGGTTCAGAAGTAGTATCAACCCCAGAATGACCGAAACCACCAGCACCAGCGGGTTGAGCTAAATCAGTACCACCACTGTAAAACCGTTCGATTAGCTTATCATTACCAAAGAGTTCATCACCAGCGACGATATCTGTGCCTGCACCACCCGTAGACATTGCATCAGCATAGCGATAACGAAGAGAAAAGATTTGTGCTACTGGAGCTTTCATTGCTTGCACACCAACTAATTGAGTTGCAATTGTGCCAGGAATAATCCGACGTATCATAGGAATCAAAATATTACGAAAACCAGCGACATCATGTGCTTGAACTGATCCAGCAGCAGCTGATTCTTTCAATACTTGATCTTTTTGATTTTCTAATACTTGACCGACCAAAACTTTTTGATCAGTACTTAAGCCATCTAGTAAAACTTCTTTAGTCTCTGTCCAATTTTCAAAAATATTGTTCATTTTATAATTCCCTTAATTGATTAATTAAATACCTGCGACTTCTTTCAGCCAATTTACCTTGCTTGAAGGTTTAACATCCTCATGTTCTTCTGTAATTACAGAAGGTTGCACTTTATCACCAGTAGCAAGTTTAGTTGAAAGATTCAATTGTTTTTCGGCAAGTACTTGAGACGATTCCTTCTCCAACGATTTATCATCACTACCATCTAAAATCTTAGGTAGAAATGTTTGAAATCCTTCTTCTAATGTGTCAGTTGGAACACTAGATAACACATGCTCCATCATATCACGTTGTTTACCTGTTAAATCACCTAACAGGGTTGTCATTTTATTACTTCGATTAATTTTACTTAATTCTTTTTTAGACTCTGTAAGTTCTTTTTTAGTAGATTGCAATTCTGTTTGCATGTCAGCTATGCTTTCACTACCATCTTGTTCCATTGCAAATTTTTCTTGAAATGTTTTTGCATAAGCTTCATATATTTTCCGTCCAAAATGATTCTTATGTGCTTCTTTAATATCAGTCTGTAATTCAGTAATTTCTGCATTCAGCCGCATTTCTAAGAAAGATGACATGCCAGTAACAAGTTGTTGCATGTCGGTTTCTAATTCTTCCCGAAGCACTTGTTTTTCTTCTGTAAGTTTTTCAGCAAACTTAACTTGCTCTTTAGCTAATTTGTCTGTATACTCAATGTCAAGATCACGAAATTTCAAGATGTCTTCTTTAAGACCAGATAATTCCTCAGATATCTTAGCAATCATTGTAGATTCCATGGCTTCAAGTAAAGCATCACGCTCTTCAACCCATCGAATGCTGTCAGCGATCCGCATTTCTTCTTCCAACTCAGTTCGAACAGCTTCTCGATTTTGCTCTACAGCCTCTTTTAATGACTTTTCCAAGTCTTTTACGGTGTCAGCTGATAATAGCTCAGACTCCAATAATTGTTTCAATAATTCATCCATCATTATCTCCATAGAAAAAGGTGTTGATATTGTTAAATATTTATAATTTAATTGTTTAGTTGTAGATTCTATTATGTTATACAGTGGTGAAATGAAAAAACAACAATGAAATCAGTTAATTAAGGTAACGAGCTGATTTCATTATTTGAGAATTTTATACTACTTTCGAGTATTAACTATTAATCTGGTGATTTCTTTAAGTAAATTATCTTTAAGAAATGTTTGATATTCTATTGATTCACGAATTTCCTCAGCAAGGGATACTACTTTCTTGTCTGTTCTCAATTCTTCAATTGATTCATACACAGCATTTGGCATTGCAAGTGGAGCACTAGGTGTAACTACTAAATCAGCTGTTACAAAATTGTAAATGTCCACTGTACCATCTTCCAATACTTTTCCAGCTCCTCGACTGCTAATTCCTATTTTACCACCAGACTCCACTAAAATACGTCCAATCTTACCCATTGGGGTATTTAACATTTTAGCTTTGCCGATAACATTTTTATTTTCCAATTTCAATAATGTTATCAAATGAGAAATTCTATCACTAGTAATTGTCATCGAATTTGGGTGATCTAACTCACCAAATATTCCACCAAATTCTTGAATGCGTATATTAGCATCAGCAACAACTTTCTCCATTAAAGGTAGTGGATAATTTCTGTTATTTCTATTTTTCACTTCAGACTGCATGAAAATACCCTGTAGAAATAACTCTTTACCATTGGTAGAGGATGTTTCTTGTATCATGTTTGCTTCAGAAGGTTTTAACTCTTCTACTAAGATTTGTGAATTCATGTCAACTCCTGTATTTCCATATATTTATATCTTTTTGTTAAAAATTAATATTTACGGTGTTACAACATCTCCACCAACATCTCCACTAGTTTCTCCACCAGTTTCTCCACCACCACCATCTCCCAGTTCATCACCCATCAAATCCGGATCACCATATAATTTTTGAATTATTTTTATATCAGATTCTTTTCTAAGTTCAATTCCCATTTCCTCTGCTTTAAGTTGTTCATTTCGTAATATTTCTTCTTCTGTTAATTGTAGATATTTTTTCAATTTAAATCGTTCAGACAACATCTTATTGTCTTGCGCCGTGGTATATGAGGTTAACAATTGTGAATCTAAGGCTTGTTGTTTATAAACTGCGAAGTTATTTGGTGGTGGAAGTTGAATTTTAAATATACTTTTATCAATAGCAATACCAACAGCTCTTAAAAAAGTCTTAAACTCATCATCTAATATACTAGACATGTTTCTTTGTAATCGTTGAACATATTTTGAGAAATTCAATTCTTGAATGTATGCAAATCCAACGCGTCCATCGTTAAACACTGCTCCATCACCTTCTTGTTGCATGTAAGATGACGGGATACGCAATCCTCTATACAACTTACTGGTAAAGTACTCTAAATCAGAGGTTTCACCAACAGATGCACCACCAGGTAATGTTTCAACTCTAGATCCCTTATCTCCACGTATACTGAAGAAAAAATCTTCACCTATGCTTTGAGGATTATATGTTGAATCAACGGTTGATTGTCCACCTGATGTTGATGGAATTTTACGTTGACGAATTTCTGTTTTCACATTTTCCATATATTTTTTCACACGATGAGGCGGCATTCCAGCAGTATCAAGATAAAATACCCGACGTTCAGGAGCGCGTTGAATCCGATATATAATAATAGCGTCTTCAATCAAATCTTTTTGTTTATGTGCTTTATACACGCTTTGTAACACAGATACTCCAAATGGGGCTTGAACAGACATATTAGTATTGAGTGTGAATCGGATAATTTTCTCCGAAGACATAACATCACATTCTTGCTCTTGATTTGTTAGACTGTTGAATTGATCTGAATTTGCAACAGTATTTCCTCTGTGAATTTGCCATCCAATAATATTTGTTACATCATTCTCATCAACCATAGCAGCTTTAACTAATTGTGGTGCAATGTATGTCCACTTCTTAGTAGATGAATTATCAGCCCGTTTAAAAAATACATCACCATATTTAACAAGGTTTCTAGCTATGTCAAACATGGAGAAATCTAGATCATGAATATCAACCCAATAACGTAATGCTGCATTAAGTGTGCTAATTGTGCTGTCTGGAATATTTTCCATATTATCAGGTTGGACAATTAAATCCAATGGGAGATTGGTGTTCGTATTTGTTGATGTCATTTCATCAGCAATGGTATCTAGACATCTAGACACCTCCACATCTTCATCCATTTGATCATATTCCCCATATTTGTTAATTCGTTGGGATGATCCTGTCATCAAACGTGCATACCAAGAATAATTGCTATATCCATAACCATCAACAATATTCTGATTATCATGTTGTATAGCAGTTTTTGATTGGGGTTTTCCTATCTTTAAATATGTTGTGAAATTAGCCATATATGTTCTCTCACATTAATATATCAGTATATTTATACCGTGAACACCGGATGGAGTCACTCCGGACTGAGCGTTAATAATTATTTTCTATGATATTTCTTTTAAGTTGTTTAATTATTGCTGGCAATCCATTATTTAATGTCTCTAATTGTTCTCTCATTGATTCATTATTTTGTTCCTTGAATGTGTGGTTGACTTGTAATAATTGTTCTAACACCATTTGAATATTGTCTAATTTTTTCATTACTGATTGTGATTTACCTTCAGCTTCCATATCTAACAATTCTATTTTTTTAGACATTTGGATAATTGATTGTGAAAGCGGATTCAATACTGTATCTTGATTTACTTGAGGTTGTGCTATTTCTGGTCGATCTACAAACGCAGATGGGTTGCCTTGTTGTGTGAAGCTATTAAACATATCCATAGTTGGTTTATCGGTTTCCTGTTTAATAGCTTCTGTTATCTTACTAGTAGCAATATTAGCTACTAGCTTAAATTGATCCATTAAGGTTGAACCAAACGCCATGTTTTCTTTTATTGAATCATCTTGAGCCACTGGCATTAACGTTATAATTGGTTGTACCTCAATTGGTTCAGGAGGTGGTAATGAGTTAAACGACTCTGTGATAGTTTTATTTGTTTGGTTGTCATTTTCAGCTAATGTGTCCAATATTTCCGTACTATTTTGGGATACAACATGTCCCACAACCTCCATTATTGGGTTTTGTACTTTATCTACTTGTTGTTGTAATTGATCAGTAGATGGAACTTGCATTGCAATTATTGGAGTTTGTAAAGTATCCACATCTCGTTGTAATTCTTGTAATTGATCAATGGATGGATTCACAACTTGCATTAACATTGATGGGGATTGCACAACATCAATATCTCGTTGTATTTGACCAGATGATGGAACTTCCATTGTTATTAATGGAGATCGTAAACCATCAATATCTCGTTGTATTTGACCAGATGATGGAACTTCCATTGTTATTAATGGAGATCGTAAACCATCCATATCTCGTTGTATTTGACCAGATGATGGAACTTCCATTGTTATTAATGGAGATTGTAAACCATCAATATCTCGTTGTATTTGACCAGATGATGGAACTTCCATTGTTATTAATGGAGATTGTACATTATTCATACTTTGTTGTATTTGGTCTGATGTTGGAGTTATTAAGTCCATTGTTATTGTTGATGGTTGTAATTGTATTGGAATAGTTTTAGATGATGTATCAACTATGAATTGATTCACTCCTGTTGTATCAACATCTAGTTTTACAGATGTTCCTTGTAAATCAGTTATAGCTTTTCTAGCTGGTGTTTCATCTAATACTAGTGATGCAGTCAAACCTTGTTGTATTAGATTGCTGGATCTTCCTAATGCAGTCACTTGTTCTCTAACTTGGTTTAAAATATGTTTAGTAACTGGTGACATGTCCGTATCTTTTACCATGTTACGTAAACCAGTTTCTAATCGTGCAGCACTTTCAGAAATCTTCTCACTAATTTTCTTTTTTTGTTCTACATCATTTGCTTGGTCAAATTGTGGGATTAACTTTTCTAGTGACTTCAAATTACGTTCAACTAAAAAATTAAGATCGGGAGCATTATCTTTAATCGTGGATGCAATACCATCCATTTTCGTAGACATTGTAGCATTTGCATCTTGAAAGGATTCATTAAAGGTTTTTTTGGCAACAGCAGTACCCCGTTGAATTGATGTATTAAGATTATTAATACCAACCATTAACGATTGTTTAACATCTTCATCTGTAGTTGATTTTTCCACTGCTAATCGCAATTTATCCAACATTTTCGTGGATGAAAATGTAGCTTGCTCTAAGGTTCTAGATACACCTATATTAATCTCCAACCCTTTGAGTAAATTGGTTAATTCCCCCACATTAGCTATTTCCAATTTATTTGTTTTGAGCACATCTTTAAAATCAATCAAACTTTCATCCATTACTTGTTTGAAAGCTGTTGATTCAACTTGATTGCGTTCAACCTGTGATGGACCAGTTGGTCCTTGATGTATTTGTTCTGGTACACGGTTAGCTCCTGCTTGATCCATTTCAGTGCCATATTTAAACAATTTTTCCATTTTTGCAGCTGCTATTGGACCAATGACAGGTATAAGACTTATTACACCTGATGCAAACTCAATTAACGCATTTTTAAATTCACCACTGAACATTGATGTTGCAGCATCAATAGCGTAAATTAATGCTGTAATACCTGGTATCCATTTAATTAATAATGACTTACCAATGCCAAGCAATCGACTGGCGCGACTCCTATCTCCAGAACCACCTCCAGAACCACCTCCAGAACCACCACCCGCTCCAGCAGCAGCTCCAATGCCAAATACTCCCAGTAATTTACCAAATGCAATTTTAATGAATCGAAAAGGTTTCAAGATTAATGCTCCTAAAACACCAAGTCCAACAGACATTACACTCAATAATCCAACTCCAGCTATCATAGAAGCTGCTATTGATCCAACTCCTAATATTAAAGCACCAATACCAGCAATAACAGGACTGTTTTTAATTGCAGATAATATTCGTTGCAATTGTAATACTTGAGCTGGAGCACTAGTTTTATCAGATGCTGCTACTTCTTCTTTTAATTGTTTGATATTTTCAACTTGTTGTTTGTTTAATCCTAATGTCTTCTCACTTAATACATTAAATTCCGATTCTGCTCCAATAATTTGTTTAAGTCCACTACCGATAAGTTTATATAATTCAGAGGCTTGTAATCTAACTGCTATATTATTATCCCCTAATAATTCTTGAATTTTTGCATTAGCTGTGATGGCTGATTTAGTGATTGATTCTCGATCTTCTGGAGACATTTCCAATCTTTGAGAAGTTGACATAGTTAAGTAATCAGCTATTGTATTAGCTTCTTCACCAAATCCCATGCCGCCACCAATTGCTCGCAATTTAGCAGATTGTTCTATCATTTCCAATGGATCAGCACCTGCTAATGCACTAAGAGCTTGAGTTGCTCGTTTAGCTTGTTCAGGCAACATTCCCAATGCTACGTTTTCCTGCATTCGTAGATTAATTGATTTAATATATTGTAATCGTTGCTTTTCATCTAAACGCATTAATGCTTGTCTAGCATCAGAGTTGTTTAATAACTCTGACTGCATGTCAACAAATTGAGCCGCTGTCATTCCAGCTGCCTTTTGTAAAAATTTGAAGACATTGATATTGGAATCTAATTGTCTGGTATCCAATTCCATTATATTTGCTAATTCAGCTCCAGATATTCCCAACTGTCTGAATAATGTTATTGTCTGAGCTGGGATTCTAGCTGCTTCTGTCCAATCTCCCGTTACATTAGCCCATTGTTTCTGTTGTTTGTTAATTTCCCTCAACCATATAGAAGAATGATCTGTTACATTATTGAATTCTTTAGCAACTTGTTTGTTAGTGGCAATAGCAATGTCTTGTGCATTTTTAACCATTTCTCTACCAGAAGAAATAGCTGCTTGTTTGTTGGTTGCTACAATCTCTGACAACTCAGCGGATGACAATCCCATTTTTAAAGATGTCTCAAAAAAGGTATCAGTACCAAATTTCATAGCAGCTTGAAAACCTTCCATTCCTTTTGTCAAGGTAACAGTAGCTAATGCAAGTGTTGTGAATTTAGAAAATGCCCCATTAACTTGAGTCATTGCCATATCTAATAATTTAGTTGCTCTAGCAGCACGCTCCATAGCTTGAGTTGTGGATTGTAATTCAGTTGTTAATTGTGGAACAGCACCACTAGATAAATCAGTAACCAATGCTTCAGATAAAGTTTGTAAATTGTCACTACCATTTGCAACAGCATCATTAAATGCATTAATTCTGTCTGGATCGATCCCTGAATCAGCTAAATCAATCTCAATACCATTCATTTCCAATCGTTTGATAGAGCTTAGCAAGCTACTGGCTATTTCCGTTGATGTAAGAGTGTTACTTTCAATGGCTGTACTCATAGCTTGAACTTCATCATTTATATTATTAGTCTTTTCACGTATCCTAAATACTTCAGCTAATTTATCTTTTGTTTCTCTCATATCATCAGCAAACATTGAACCAGCTTTTGATAGTTCCCGTTCAAAAATATCTGGCATATCCTTTAGGAATACGGTCATATTACTAGTGTTGCTGATAATTTGATCTAACCGTGAAGCAACTGCTGTATTAGCAATTCCCATAGACATAATTTGAGAATTAGAATCATGAATGAATGTGTTAAGATCATTAATAGATGCTAATAACAATTTCGAATGTAATTCAGCTTGAATTCTACGTCGTATGACTTGATTGGCTATATTCTCCTGAGCTTCATCATTATTATCTGATGGAGGTGGTGGAGGTGGAGGTGGAGGTGGAGGATTGCCTGGAGGTGGGTTATCTGGATTTCCAATAGCTGCACTAATATGCCTTCCTATTGATTGACCCATTACTTCAGCAAACTGTCGTAATGCAGTATCTGAAATTAAATCACCCAACGCTCTAATAACTGTCATAATCCACTCCAACCATTTAATGCATAGTATTTATGATTGTAACTCACTCCAAAATTCAAATAAATAAGTAAAAATCAAAGGATAATTAGAATGACATCCGAAAAAAAATCTCCACATATAGAAGAAAATCCTTTACTAGCTGATACAACATTACCTGGTGAAACCTTTAGATTGCCATCCTGTGGGTTGTTATATTCTGATGGTGAATTATCAGATGATGTTGTGAATGGTGAAGTGTGTGTATATCCAATGACCACTATTGATGATATTAGAGTTAGAACACCTGATAAATTATTTTCTGGTGATGCTGTTACTGATGTTATTAGTCGATGTGTTCCTCAAGTTAAAAAACCAAAAATGTTAATGGGTGCTGATGTGGATTTTATTATGTTGTGTCTACGTCAATTATCGTATGGTGATATCATTAATGTGCCGTTCACTCACACATGTAAGAAAGCTAAAGAACATGAATATAATATATCAACTACCGACATCATTAAAAAAAGTAATTACTTAACACCAGCTTTAATAAAAACACAATTTATTCATGAGTTCACTGATCTCAAACGAACCGTTTATTTACGTTTGCCATTATTTAGTGACACAGTAGAATTGATGAAGATGAGTCAAAATGAAGAATCTACCCCTGAAGAGCTACGAGAATTAATCATATTGTCTTTTATGAGTGTGATCAAATCTGTTAACGATACAACAAATAGAGAATACATACAACAATGGTTTTGCTCATTAACACCTAAACACACTAAACTATTAAAAGCTAAGTTAAATGATATTGTTCCTATTGGACCTGACTTCAAACAAGAAGTTAAATGTCCGGATTGTAATAAACCTATTAAATTTAACTTACCAATCAACCCTGTAGATTTTTTCTCCTAACATTAAAATCGAAAAACCCAGAGGATATTAAGCAGCTAATAAGTCAAAACAAACAGGAAATAACATCATTGGTTAAGGAATGTGCTCAGATTGCTACATACTCAAAAGGTAGCTTAACATATGATTCTATTATGGTGAAAACACGGTTTGAACGAGAAATATTTGCTGCAGTTGTGACAGAACACCTTGAGATGCAACAAAAAATGAACAGTCTGTCATGAGATTTTAATGTATTAACTTCCTCAAACACATTACAAAACTGTAATGTGTTTTTAATTATATGAACGTCCTTTATATTTCCGATAAAGCTTCTTCGCTGCACATTTGGGACATCCTTGTCCACGTAAATGCATTGTTGGAAGTTGACTAAAATCCCCATGATGTGAACAAGTTATAGATATCTTAATACAATTAGCAAAATATTTAACATTATCATAGGTGTATTTATTATCATGTTTTAACGATGCTAGCCTAACAAATTCTGCATGGCTTCGACGGGAATTAAGTGATTTCAACATTCTTGCACATTTAGGACATCCATCACCCATATGGTGATTAGCAGGTGACTGTGGAAAATCCCCATGTATGGAACAGGTAATCAATACCTTTTCATTATCATTAATATATACAGCATTATCATATGTGTATCTGTTGTTATGTATTTCATTGGATACTATAACAAACTCACTCTTGGTGCGAAGTTGTCTATTTCGTATTCTATCACCAAAACAAATACGACATCCTTGTCCGTTCTTATGTTTTGATGGTGTTTGATCAAAATATCCATGTGTATGGCAATATATCCACACTTTACGATGAGTTTGGACGTAAACTACATCACTGTAATCATATGTATAACCATGTACAGCCCGTGCTTCAGTGATGAACTGTTCAAGTGTTTTGCGTTTCCTCATTTTACATGTAACCAGTAAAATTGTTGTATATCTTTGATCTCCATTACATATTTATATCAATTCATTATAGGCATCCACCCACCATTTGGGAAATCGATGTTTATTTGTATCGAAAAAGAATTTCCAAGAAACATCAATAATGTATACACATGCGTAGTCATCTGAACTTCGGACCACCCTACCACACCCTTGAATAATGTTTGTAACCACTTGATTTGTATACCATCCAACATCTAGTTCTTGTTTAGCCTTAATCCATTTATCTCCTAGATTTGGAAACGGTACCTTACAAAATATAGCGAATCTTCCTAACTCACCACTAAGATCTAGTCCCTCTGTAATACTGGGAGATATTAGAACAGTTGGTTCCTTTGTTTTTAAGAATTTCGAAACCACAGCAGTTCTATTAGATTTACCACTCTTCCCCACTGGATTGTGATGTAAAATTTTATGCTCATCTGATGATAATTTTAACTGCTCTGTAATCCATTTTGATATTTTGAAATTTCCGGTATGTATAATCCCATTATCATCTTTATGTATTTCAAGTATTTTTTGAACTTGCTTTAATAGATTGGCTCTTCCATTCTTATTGGAATCTTGAGACCAAGCATAATTCATTTTACAGCCTGGAATATATACTACAGATCTATTATCAGCCGCAAAAGATGATGGTAAAGTCAGGCTACTAACTTGATCAACATCCAACCCCAAATCTTTTACAAATTGTGGTTTATTTAATGTTGACGACATAAACAGAAACTTATCTGCTAAAGGTTCTAAGTATTTTTCAAATAATGACCGTGCTGACAATGCCTTTATAGTGATTTTATCAATCTCTTCAATAAGAACATATTTATCCATTATATCTTCTACATCATACTCACAGAACGTTGCAATCTTATCCGCATTTCGTTGTAATTGAATATATTCTTTCAATATACTCTGTTGTTTTTTAGATGTTGCACTATCTGCTGCTGATTGAAGTTGTGATGACACTGTGTTAGCAAATGCTGAAAAAGATGGTGAATACGTTGTTTTAATCCACATCATCAAATCCTTTAATAATCTATTTGGTGTCCATTGAAGCCCCATATTCACACATTGGTCAACAGTTATGGTAATAGCATCATAATCAGTTAATGTTGCTTCTAGTGAATGACATTCATCTAAAATCATAAGCTTTCGTTTTTGTAATTGATCTGATTGTTGTAATGCAAATAATAAAGCGTAATTCATAACCATATTTGGAGATTTTAATGCTACCCGTTTGTCTTTATCATATGGGCAATTAAC